GCACGACTCACAAATAATTTTGACGAATCAGAAGAACAGGTCCAGGAAAATATTAACAACTTTATCGAACTTGCTTCTGCGTTACTTCTAAGGCATAAAGAAGACAAGATCTATTATGATTCTGAGGAATGACCGATTTTGATCCAACGGCTCCTTGGTTTGAATTTAATTCATATTGCGAGTGCTGCTATTCTTTAGGAGTAGCCCCGTCAATCAGGGCCTTTGTTGGTTATAACAAGTTCTTCAAAGAGTATTTTAATGAGAAAACGCAAAAATTCGACGCCAAAGGTTAAACCCCCGGCCATCGCCACCTCAAGCGTTGATTATGAGCTGCCCCCTTTCCATATTGCATTTCCGTTCAGGCTGTGCTACAATGACCGAGGAGAAGAAAAAACCTGCTACTTTTCTTGTAAGGAGCATGTTCAGTCTTATGTCAGTCGCTACAAGTTAAAGAAAAATCAGGTTAAAATCGAGAAAACACTACCCAAAGGAGAAAACTAAAATGAATGTGGAGTATCGTTTTTCAGAAAATCGGGCTGCTGTTCTAAAAATGTGTGATTGTGTTGGTAACTATCGCGTAAAGGGACTGGATCACCGAGGAAATAAGTTTAGAACATCTATTGGTCAGTGGAATAAACTAGAACTAGCCACAGAAAAAGATTATTGTGAGTTCTTTAAAAGAGATAATCATATTTCAAATAATTCTGTCACTTCTAGTGGGTCTAGGTCATTTAAGATGCAAATTACCGAAACAACACCAAATTGTAGACCACATTATCCAATGAGTATTGAAGCACATTCTGAGGATGTTCCTTTATTTTTAGAATTTATTGGTAAACATCCTTGGTTTAATGATCCAGATTTAAGTTTTGTTCCTATGCCATCTGATCAAAAATTTCCAGAGTTGACTGATGAGAAAATTATGGAATTTCGGTTATAATTGCCAATCAAAAACTTGGAGAAAATTAATGAAACCAACTTGTTCATTGTCATGGGAACCCAACCCAACCCCTAATACGTATTCTGGCTGGGCAACTTATAGGGCCGGTGATATGACCGTAGCCATTGAAATGGATAGCTTTAGGCGGGCTCAAGCTCTTTATGAACTAATTAATATGGCATGTGTTCTAAGTAAGTGCCAAGCAATTGATCAATCTATTGATGGTATTAATCGCTTACTTGAAAATTATCGAGATGAATAATATTATAACTTTTGATATTAGATGGTTTACTTTTGTTAATGATTGTGGTGATAGAATGGGGTTCTTTCGTTTATTTGGACGGGGGCTGGCTTGGAAGGATCTAAGATATAATCCTCTTCTCTTTAGTGAAAGAAACAATTATGTAAATACATTTAAAATCGGTCATTATTCGTTTAAATTTTTAAATTAAAATAACCCAAAGGAGAAAACTAAAATGGCACTTAGCGAAAAAGTAGAAGACAAGCTGAAAGAAGCCGAAGGAGTTCTTCGGGATTCTCTTTATTGGGCTTCCAAGAATGAAAAGCCTACGACTATCAGTGCAATCTCTCATGTTCTTCTTGAGATTGATGCTCTTCTAAAAATTGATAAATTCCAGGATCAACTAGAAAATCTAATAAATAAACAAGATCCTAACAATCCCTTTGGAGGATTCTTTAAGTGATTAATTACCTTTCTGAAACTGAGCAAGACGAGCTTTTCGCGTTAAAAAACGCTATTACGGACAGTATTTCTGCTGTTAATTCTGATAAAATGGAACGCTTTACAGAGCTATTCGTTAGGACTCTTTCAGGAAAAGGCCCTGGTGAGGTTTTTGCAGAACCTTCTAACTTCTAAATAGTCAAAAAGGCTATTATGAAAACATTCAGACAATTTCTAGAACAAGATATTTCTTCTTTTGAACAAAGACGTAAAAATACCTTGGACATGAATAGAGAAAGACTTGAGCAAGACGCTGAAAGAAGGAAACAAGAGTCTGAAGAAAGAACAACCAAACTAAAGGCCGAAAGACAAGCTAGGGAAGAAGAACGACACCAAAAAGAGGTCGCTAGAAGAGAACAACAATTACAACAAAGATTACGCCAACTAGAGCAACGATGAAATTCACAATCTATTCAAAACCTGGCTGCCCTTATTGTGATAAGATTAAAGCAGTCATGTATAATTATAATTTTGAACATGTGGTCTACACTCTTGACGAAGATTTTACTCGTCAACAATTTATTGATCAATTTGGGCCAGGACGCACATTTCCTCAGGTTATTATGAATGATCAAAAACTTGGTGGCTGTGTAGATACTGTAAAATACCTAAGAGAGCAAAATCTTGTCTAATGGAAGAGACTCTTTATGATGTAGAAAAAGCAATTGATTTTGCCTTTAAAGAAAAGAAATTTATTATGAATTTCTACTCTTATTTAAAGGTAAAAAATGCTCGTAGGGTTGATGCCCAAGAATTTAAAAAGAGTCTGACTGCCGAAAATATCAGATCCCTGGCTCAGGAACTGAATCTTTATATCCAAGGCGGCCAGACCGAAGATGCCAAGCAACTCAGGGAGGCTTATGGACATCTCTCTAAACCAGAAGCCAGAAAAATCATGACCTATATTTTAGGTTTCATTGATGATTGTGATAAGTACGTTAAGGACAAGAATGCAAAACGGCCAAGACGAAAGCCTAAATAATATACCAAACCGAGGAATCCTATGGATGATCGGTTCAAAAAGTAATAAGGAGGAGCAGTTTTTCAATTTTCACATTCAGAAAACTGTTACTCTTTTCTCTAGAAGATTTCAGTTTTCTGTAGGACTTACCGGAACAAAATCTAAGGAGAAAACAAATGTACGGAATGACTATTTACATTAGCATTGTACTAACATTATTACTTTTTGTGGTGGGTGGAATTGTTGGATGGATTATTTCTTTGTATGTAAATAAAGAAGAAGATACTCGTCCTTTTATTCACCCTGAGTTCATGGACGCATCAGGAAACATACTTCCAGACGAAATTCTCGCATTAAGATTTACCCCCAAATTAGACATAGAAGAGGATTATTATGACACAGACCCCGACGAAGACGAAGCCGAAAACTACGGTTAAACCAGTTAATTTACCAGCAAATCCATTTCAGCATGAGATTTTAGAACTCGCCTGTTCTCAAAGAACTCGGGCCAAGAAGATTGAGATTCTTCAAAAATACCAAAACAATGCTCTTGTTGCATTGTTTATTTGGAATTATGATGAATCTGTGGTTAGCCTAATCCCTCAAGGAGAAGTTCCCTATTCGGCAGCCGGAGATATGACATCTGGCAATGACACTCTTTCGGCTGCCATTGAAAAGCAAATTGATGATAAAATGGTTGATGCTCTTGGTGGTAATCAACGAACCACCCTAAGAAATGAGGCCGATAAGTTTTACATGTTTATCAAAGGTGGTAATGATTCTCTTTCTTCAATTCGACGAGAGACTATCTTTATTCAACTTCTAGAAGGTCTTCATCCAAAAGAGGCCCAGATTCTTTGTCTTGTAAAGGACAAGCGACTCACTGATGTTTATAATCTACCATTTGATCTGATTCAAGAGACCTTTCCCTTTATTCAATGGGGTGGGAGGTCATGATGTGGACCGAAGAAGAAAAAAAGAATCTTCCCAGGAAGTATAATTGCCAACTGATTTATTCTAGTGCTTCTTTAGAACAGGCCAGGGACAAGTCTCTTCCTCGGGATGCCTATCTAGTCTATTATAAGGATAATGAAGGTAATCTCGCAATGGATGTTTGTAGATGTAGTAAAAAGGTTAATTTGTTTGATCTTTATTACGATAAATTTGGAAATGTTCAAAAAATTGCGTTTGGTTATGGTAATGTGAGTCCTAAACTCTGGGGCGAAGAACCTAAAAAGAAAAAGAGGAATTCTTGATGTCAGATGGATTTGGAGACAACAAAAAAGTCAAGATCTCGGTAAATCGAGATGAAATCAATAAAATTATCAAAAAGTACAAAAGAGCCAAGAAACTTATGAGAACCAATGTTTATCAGGTGCAGGTCATGGACGGCACCGAGACTTATATTTCTGGTCTAATCAAAGAGGCCAAGTCAGATCCGCCTGAGTAAGAAATGGGAAAGCACTACATCTTAAACCTTTATGGTTGCGAATTTAATGTTCTAGACGATCTAGAATTTCTTGTTCAACTTTTAGTAGACTCGGCTCTTCTTTGTGGGGCCACTATTTTAGAAAGATGCTCTTATAAATTCCAACCACAAGGAGTCACGGCCATTCTTCTTCTTGCCGAATCTCATATTTCAATTCATACTGTTCCAGAAAAAGGAGAGGCCTATGTTGATTTTTATACGTGTAGTGTAGTAGACCCAATTGTTGGCTGTCAAAATGTAATTGAAAAACTGGTCCCTTCTTCACATAAACTTGAACTAATTGAAAGATGAATTCTGAAAGAGTCAAATTAATTATTAAAAATATGGAGCTTCTTTTGGCCCAGTTAAAACTAGAATATGATGAAGAGGAGCCCACACCAAAAAGACAAAAAGAAAACTTTATAGATATAAGGGATCTTCTTAGACTAGAAGAATATGAAGAACCAGAGTATTATGAAGAACCGGAAGATGATTTACCAAATGTTTCAGTAAGATGGAGGAATGATGATGTATGATCTAAATGATTTTGAAAAGGGCCTAGGAAACTTTTCCGACCGCGTAGAGATTATTGTTGGCCTAGAAATTGGTGATAAGATTTCTTCCGATGAGGCTTATAAAATGATTAAAGAAGAGTTTAAAAAACTTGAAAAACTACGGAAGGAAAATTGATTATGAGACCAGTTAAAGCAGCCGATCTTCTTGAATTAGATAAAAGTTTACAGACAGTGGTTCTTCAGTGTTATCCTATTCCTGAGCAGGTTATATACCAGGCGGCAAAGTGTGATTATTCTGAAACACCTATTCATGAACAAGTAATTCCTTCTCCGGCTAAATGTGGTGAGTGGATTGTAGAAACTCTTTTGGCTAATGATAAGGGTCATTATGGAAGCGTAGAGCATCCAGCAATCACACTTTCTGTTTCTGGTTATGTTCATAGCGTAATGGTGCAGGCCAGAACTCATCGAGTCGGAGTTACTTTTGACTGCTTAGCAGGAGAAAGTTTAATTACCGTGAATAAAAGAAAAAAAGTAAAGACTACAACTATTTCTCAGTTGTATGAAATGTATACTAAAGGAGAAGAACTTCCTTTAGTCCGAAGTCTTAATGAAGATAGGGGTTATTTTGAATATTCAAAGATTGGAAAAGTATTTAAAAACACGGAAAAAGATCTATATCTAGTTACCCTAGATGATGGAAAGCAACTAAAGTGCTCAATGGACCACCGAATTTTCACTGAAAATGGATGGCAGCGCCTTAAAGAACTTAGTGTAGGCGATAAGGTATCCTGTAATGGCGTATCTTTGGCCTTAATTGGTGAAGCCAGGGAAAAGTATACTAATCCAGTTTGGTTGGCGTCAGAATTAAAAACTAAGACGCCAATGCAAATATCTAAGGAACTAGGAGTCTCTTATGAGGTTATTAAAAAATATGCTTATAAATTTGGGTTAACCTGGGAAATTAGGAAGGACCATAATACTGGTAAAAAACTGGATACCTCTCATTTTACCGAAGAGCAAAGAAAATTGCGAAAAGAAAATGCAATTAAAAATATTTCTAAGGCTCATGAAAAAATAGAAGAATGTGGTCATCCTGGTAGAAAACATCCGGATAATACAGAAGTCAGAGTTTATAATTGGCAAAAATATAACAAAGAAAATATTCTGGATCATCATGGAAGGATCTGCTCTAATTGCGGGGCAACAACTAAACTTCATTGCCATCATAAAACACCTGTTAAAGAAGACATCAATCAAGCGTATAACATTGAT